AAAAATATGACGATGCGGGTAGCCCAAAAACGAAACATCGTATTCATCTCCTGTTTTAAGATTTGGATCTTCCAGTGCTGCTGGGTATTTATGAATACCCTCTTTCTGAAAATTAATATAAATCATTCGTTTAGCAGATTGCATAATTCTATTTCTTGTATCACGCAATACTTCTTGTCTTTGGTCAATCATAGTTCTATCAAAATTATCTCTCATCGTCATATCCAGTTCGTTCGTAAGTTTCTTCCCACTGTAATTTATGTAGTTTAGCTAGTTCATCTTTAAACATAAGTTTTCGTTTTTTGAGTTCGTTAATTCTTATTTGATCAGCTCCTATCATTTCTAAATGTTTAACTTGGTCATCTAATACACGGTGTGTTTCTGTTAATCTACGAATTTGATCACGGTAATCCATAATTATTCTCCTAGAACTTCTGACATTGCCTCGTCACTATCTAAAATTTCATCATTAACTTCTGTGGATTCTTCTATTTCAAACAATTCATCAAACATAGTCATAGAGTTTACAGTTTTTTTGCCACTAAATCCTTGACTACCTGACTTCATTTGCATCCAGAATCTATCATACTTATCAATTAAGTCTAAACTTTTTTGTCTATCTTTATAACTAAAAATCTCATCAACAATACTTCCAAAATCTGTAGTATCAAATTTACTTAATACCATACTTGGCTTAATACCAGCATCATATTTTCTGTTTGCTTCTTGCACTGCTGCAATATGTTGGTATACATTATGACCTTGTAATAATGTATAACTTAGTGTATCCCAACTTGTTTTTGTCTCTTTGCCATGTGCCCCTAGAAAGCCTTGTCCTCTGTAACACAAATCACGAACCATCATTCTATCAGTAATGGGACTGTCTGTAAACAATTTATGGACACCATCTTGCAATACAGCATCCCGAAACTTACGACTATCATTAGCATAGCTTTTCTTTTCAGCAGTCTTTTCCATACTATATGCCCATTTCTTATTATGTTCAATACTAGTGTTGAAATATGCCAATCCTTTAGCAGCACTGAAGAACGGGCTAGCACAATCAAATGTAATGACTAATTTTGGGTTATGATATTTACGAATAGCTCGTTGAATATCACTAAACAATACTGCGTATTCTAATATACTAGTACCCAAACAATGTATAAGATCGTGTTTACCTTCTACAAGCAGACCATCGTGAATAATATTCACCATGCGCTTTAATGTAAGATGTATGTCAATTTTCGTTTGTCCACCAAAAGCCCAACCATTAAAATGATTTTTTGGATAGATATTTGGATCACAATACCTCTTCATTTCATCATACCATTCATCGGATTGTTTATGATTCAATCCTTGTAGCACGTTGAGAAATTTACAATCTCCACTACGGTTGTTAATAAAATACTCATTATTGATATGTGTAGCCCGTACTGCTTCTTCAATAGTTGAAATACCATGTTTGTCTAACAAATGTTTATTACGCAAAGTTTGACTAGGAACATCTAAACACATACCATAATCCATGTACGTGTCCATCCATTTTAATACCTTTTGTCGTTGTTTCATTGCTTTAGGACAATTTATATCTTTCCAATCAGCAGGCCATTGACCCTTCATAATTTGAAAACCACCACTATCACCTAGTAAGAAAGTTCCTTTCTCACGCTTTCTTATAATACTTTCAGCATTATCATTTACTGCGGTGTCTAAATTAGCATGTCCTGCACTATATAAACCCCACTTATAAGTAAACAATCCTTGTTTACTGTTTAAAAAATTTAGACATTCAACATCATTATTGAATCCTGCTGGAATTCTATGTGTATCAAAGTATTGTTCACCTTCACGTTGCTTACCTAATCCACTAATATAAAAGCTACTTATGGCAGGTAAGAACAGTGCCCAATCAACATTTTGTTGACTACTTAAATCAATTTGTTCCATCAAACTTTTACTTCTTCCCGTAATATAGTTGTTATAATATCAATCTTGCTATCAATATCTTCACGCTGTTTTAACAAGTCTTGTATAGCAGGATTGTCTTTGTATTTTTGTTTGTAATAATTTTCTTCTGCCCGTTTTGATCTAGCCCATTCAAGCAATTCTTTAGCATCATTATTCAAATCAACAGTGCTATAATTACCAGGTAGAGTCATCCAACTATTGCCATCATATACTTCAAAGTTATGATTGTTTCCATTATAACGAATCATACCCGTGCTAGGATTACTCATGTTAACATAGGGGTAACTAGTGCTACCGCCCATGACATTGATATATTGTCCGCCTGTGATATTCTTTATCATTTTGATTGGGCTGGAAGTAAGTAACGATAATTTGCAATACCGCTATCTACAGTGATTTCAGCAGCACCTTTTTCAGTAATTCTTACCTTTTTATCACCTGGCAAATCCATGATTGACAAAAATACTTTAGTGGGCCAACGCAAAGCCTTTGATAACTTTCCAGATACATCATTGTGAAAAACAAAGTTGCCACTATGTGTACTATGATCACCAAAGAATACTTTTAAATCATTGTTTTCAGTTTTGGTTGTAAAATATTCTTCTTCATTATTAGCACTTGCTTGTTTTTTCAAACGCAAGATACCAGCGATAGTTGGTTCAAATTCAACATCCCAAGTATTACCATGAAATTTTACATTCTTAATTTTTTCCTCAACAAGTGCTTTAATCATAAGCCTGTAATCATTTACAAAATCATGGTTACTTGTTTCAAAATGAATTGCACTGGGAATTATTTCTCCATCTTTTTCAGATTTAATTACTGAAATAATAGCTTTATCATCATAATCATCAAAACTAAGAATAGTTTTAAGTTTTGCCAAGTTAGGCATACCAAACACACCTTCAAAATCAGGCAATGGCGTAGCAAAAGTACCTGAAACAATAACCGTTTTATCCTCAGCAATTGCTGCAATCTCAGTTGATTTTTTGGTTCCAGTTATTTTTACCAAGTCAATGTTACCCAATCCTTGTGTATGTTGTATCAAATCTAATAGATAATCTTTCATATTTTTCCTTTTATATATTTAGGCATTAACATGCTGCATTATAATGGATTTTATTGCACATGTCAATACTAATTTAACCAATTGTAAATAATTCATCAAATGTTGAACTTGTATCTGTGTTACTACGCAAGTCCCAACCCAACACACCCAACAAGTTTTCAATCTTTTCATCAACCAATGTTCGTTCCATTTCACTGTCATCAAATGGTAATTCACAAAACCATTTAGGTAATCTTAGCTCATCTGTTGGATAAGCAATACTTGTAAAGTTTAATGGATTGTTACGCAATTTACAAACAATAACTTTCATGCCATCAACAATTTTCATACTGTAATTGTCGCCGTTCACACGCCTTAAGTAGTTATAGTTTAATGCTGCTCTGACATGCCCAGGCATATTAGCTTTTCCAGTTTTACTTCTTGCTTCTAAATCGCCATAATATGTTAGTTTATTAACACTCTTGGGACTACCTTTTGTCCAACTGTCTTGTTCACTTAACCTGTTTTTAAAATCTTTAATAACCTGTATGATTTGGTCTTTACCTTGACCAGCTAGTACCTGTTCTAAAATATTCATTAGAAACTGTTGAATAAATTTAGGAGTATCTGCCCGTTTCAAGTCAAGACCCATTGCTTTGATATCACCTAATTTACCATTAGTATCTTTTCGTTTACCTTCTTTATCATAGATATTAATAGCATAACGCTTTTTTGTAATAAAAATACTACGGTCACCAATCAATTCACGACCTGCTTTAATAATACTTCCATTCTTTCTTGGACAATGAAATGCACTCTCCATAAAGCTTGGAAAACTATCATTAGCCTGTTCAGCAATATTATCATATAGTTCTATACACAAGTCTTTATTCCATTCTACTTCTCCAATATCAATTTGTGGCTTAAGAATAGGATAAGCACTGAAATAACAACTATCTGTATCACCATAAACAATGGCAAGACCTTCATGATTGTATTCACCAGTAATTGTTTGATTGATATTACTCATCATATGTTTAACAATCTGACGACCGCTTAATGTAACACTTTGACCAATTCGTTTGTCATAAAAACGACAATGTTCGTTTAATAGTGCACCATAAGCACTATTAAGTAAAATTTTCCGTACAAGTTGTCGTTTGTCCCAATACTCACGGTCTTCGTTGGTTGTTGATTCTTTTAGTTTTTTCTGCATTACTTTACGATCACTGTACCATCGTGACAGTAGACCTGGAATAACACCTTCCATATCATAGCGAAATATAGTACCATTGGCACTAAGAATATATGGGTTATGACTATCAAAGATAAGTTTCCATATTTCAGCAGCACTCATTTCTACACTACGACCATCTTCATAATCAAGTGTGAGCATAGTGCCACGCTCACGATTCATTACCGCTGTATACTCTAAACTACCAAACAATCCTTCCCATAGTATGGCACCAGTAACATCTTCATCACCTTCTTTGTAATATTTCTTTTCACGGGCAAGTTTGTTGCCCTTATCTCTCTTGTATTGGTCTGTAAGAGTTTGTCTGAGTTGTCCAACAATGGTTTCTGGCGCCATGTTAAGAGCGCGGATCGCTGACGGGTATAGACTGTTGATGTCAACTGCTCCGACATATTCGTGTATACCCCTTTTGGGCGTAGCAACAAAGGCACCCGCCGCTTGCTGTTCATCATTATGTTCCTTTCGTTTTTTATCAGGTACTACCATACCACGTTCATGTGCTTCATTCATAATTGCCATTTCAATCATAGCAACACTGCCCATGACTGTTGGCAACAACACTGTATTTTCATGTGCCAGTGCGTTTGCCAAATCTAAGAACTTAAGCTTGTTGTGAATCTTTACAAGCAACATCGTATCCTGACGATTATATTCTAAAAACTTTACGAAGTCTTTATTATATAATTGGTCAAGAGTTCCTTCATACTGTGTTTTATTTTCTCCTACTTCCATCTCACCAATTGCGTCAAGGCTATAACTATGGCGACTTTCATAGTTATATTTCTTATATAATTGTAAGTAGTCCATATGTATACGGCCAACTAAATCAAATGTTGTTTCTTCTTTGCCAAATCTTTCATATACTCTAGGCTTAGGAATCTGTCCTAATAGACAAAACTTACGGGTATCATCTTTACTCATAATGCGTGTTACACGGTTGACCATATATGGAATATCATACCCTTCTGAGTTCCAGCCAGTCAATACATCAGCATCTTCAATAAGTTGAAAGAATGTCTCAAACATTTCAATCTCATTATCGAATAATAATAAGTTTGGAATATCTTTAGTAAAATCACTTGCTGTTTCCTGAGTCATATGTTTGGGAGGAATACATAGTGTGATAAGTTGATCTAACCAGTCCAAATACATACTAATCGCTGTGACTGGATTGAATGGATCACTTGTTGGGCTGAAACCTTTTTCAGGATCAAAATCTACTTCAATGTCAAAGAAGCAGGTATGAAGTTTAGGAGGTTCAGCTTTAAGATAGTTTTCGCTAAGGCAGCGAAACACTACGTTAATATCACTTTCAAATAGTTTTTTATTACCATGAATACGGCGTTCTTTTTCAAACTCGCTACGCTTTCTAGTGCTGAATTTTTGTACACTATCTCCATATATACTGCGGTATTTTCCTTTTGGATCACTATAATAAAAAGTATAATTTGCTGGATATTCCTTGTATGTACGAACACCCTCAGTAGTTCGTTCTACAACAAAGATTTTATCACTATCTCTATCGTGTATTGCGTCAATATAACTCATGTATTAATTATCAAAATAAAAATTACCAGAAACACTAATTCGCAAACCGTCTGATGAATAGAAAGGATCAACACTATGGGATATTATTGAAGGAAATATAATACACTTATATACCATGCTCTTATCAATTGTAATAGTTTGAGTTTCTATTTTTCCCATAACACTGGGGTAATGAAAATTAAAAGCTCCTTCTAATCTGGTAAGACTTTTTTTTCCAGGATGTACTTGCTTTTCTATTTCTATATCATAAGGAACTTCTAGCCATAATACAAAAGAAATTAAACCTGTATGATTATGTATAGGATTGAATTCATATTTTTTTTGAAAATTAACCCAAGGTGTAAGTAGTGATATTTTAGCATTATTTCTTAAAACAGTATAGTGATTAAAGAATTCTGTTTCAGAAATGTAAAGGTTAACATAAGGTATTAATAAGTCATGTAAAAATTGTTTTGATTTATTAATTTCGTATTCTTCATTGATTTGCCCAACCAAGCGAGAAGAATAGCTCTTAATATTAGTTGAGTCAGATTTTATCGATCCAACTTCTTCTATTAATGGTTTAAGTTCCTTTTTAGTGAACTCTACGAGTAAATAACTACCAGTACTGCCTAGACCTTGTAAAGGATTAAGTTTAATATTGTTGTTCATTCGGTTAAAGTGTTTTGCCTACCGTTTCCAAAATTTCGTTTAGTTCTTCGTGTTCTTTGTTTGCTGCGCCCAAATTAGCTTTATGTGCGATACGGATAGCTTTTTTAAGCACACTAGGTTTTACTTCAAGTTCCTCTGCCACTGCTTTGATGGTATCTGTTAATCCACCCTGTAGTGTTTCAATTTCATGCATAACTGCACAACCTTCGTTAATAAGTTGTGTAAGTTTGGTTTTCGCTTCGCCAGTAAAAGTGCGTGACATATTTTCTCCTATAGTGTAGTTAGTATATAATAATTAGTCAGATAAGTCAAACATTTTGCGTAATCTTTTTTGATTATGGTAAATTGATCTAATAAATATTTCACTTATGGCACATTAAATAGGCACACATATGGAAACTAGATACAAAGAATTAGAAATTTTAATTAGTAAATTTATTAGAAAATTACCAGACAATACTGAATACGAAAAACGTTTAGAAGAAGAACTTGAGATTATAGCAAAACTAGGATTCGCAAAACACTTTTTACGGGTAGTTGAAATACTTAATTTGACCAAAGACATACCACATATGACTCGTGGTAGTGCAGGTAGCAGTTTATTATGTTGGTTATTGGGAATAAGTGATGTTGACCCAATCAAAGAAAATATCCCATTAGCAAGATTTATGAACCCAAAACGTGATGACTTACCTGATATTGATTTGGACTTCCCACACTAT